CTATGAAGGTGATGAGTGCAGTTCAAGCACGATTACATGCCTCAATGCGTAAGGAATTGCGCCTATTATCGAAGATTGTGTACGATTTTGGCCCCTCAGAGTACCCATATTCGACTAAAGATGACGCTGTAGTAGCTGAAGATTTTGACGGAAGAGTAGACGTTATTGCCGTAAGTGACCCTAATTCAGGCACTATGGCGCAAAGAATCATGCAATATCAGGCTGCATTGCAGTTGTCTCAACAAAACCCAGATATGTATGACCTGCCTTTGCTTCACCGACAGATGCTTGAAGTGCTTAACATACGGGATGCAGATAAGATTATTCCGTTAGAAGATGAAATGAAACCAACAGACCCAGTTAGTGAGAATATGAATATTCTTAGAGGCGAGCCTGTTAAGCCATTCCTATACCAAGATCATGAAGCGCACATTCAGACTCACATAGCTTTTCTAGAAGACCCGAAAATTCAGGAGCTTGCAGGAAAAAGTCCAAACGCTAAAAAAATGCAAGCGGCAATGGCTGCTCACCTTCAAGATCACCTTGCCTTCTCTTATCGTCAACAGGTTGAAAAAGAGCTTGGTATTGAGTTACCTCCAGAAGGCGAGGCAATGCCTGAAGATATTGAACTTAGAATATCTCGTCTGGTTGCACCTGCGGCAGAGCAACTTAAAAACAAGAACCAGAAAAAGCAACAACAGCAGAAAGCTCAAGAACAACAGAAAGACCCAATTGTTCAGATGGCTCAAAAAGAATTACAAATTAAAGAGATGCAAGCGCAAGCTAAAGTACAACTTGATCAAGCTAAGATGCAGCTTGAACAAGCTAAGGCTCAGAGCAAGGCTCAGTTTGATATTCAGAAGCTTGACCAACAAGCAGAGATTGAAAAAGCTAAGTTGGCAGTAAAGATTGCTGAAGACAATGTTAGAGAGCAACTTGAGGCTAGGCGCATTTCATCTAAAGATCAGATTGAAGGATTTAGGATTGGTAAAGAAATTGTGGACTCGATGACACCATGAGTAGATCATCAAACAATTCTTTTGAATACCTAAGAGATAAGATCAGAAGCCAGATGAATGATATGAGTGATCATATTTCAGGTGGCGCATGTAAAGATTACAGTGAGTACGCAAAATGTTGCGGAGTCATAGAGGGTTTAGCCCTTGCAGAACGAGAGCTTCTAGATTTAAAGAGTAAGATAGAAGCCGATTAATTCATCGTGTTAGACGATGCACAGCGACTCTGGACGCTTTTTTCCAGTGCAGAAGGTACAACTAATGAGTAAATCATTAGCAAAAGCAGATGATCCCAAGGATGATCTTGCTACCAAAAAGGCTAGTCAACTGCCTATGCCGAAAGGTTATAAAATATTGATTGCTTTGCCAGAAAGAGTTGAGAAGACCGAAGGCGGAATTATTAAGTCTGCCAGATCGTTGCAAGAAGAAGAAGTAGGTTCAATTGTAGGTATGGTGCTAGAACTTGGTGCAGATGCTTATACTGATCCTCTACGATTCCCTTCTGGGGCTTGGTGTTCTCAAGGCGATTGGATTGTTATGCGTTCCTATTCAGGTACTAGAATTAAAGTACATGGAAAAGAGTTTCGTTTAATCAACGATGACAGCGTTGAAGCTGTAGTCGAAGACCCAAGAGGCATAAGTAAAGCATGAGTGATTCTAATCAAGAGGTAGACACCTCACAAACATCCCCTGAAGATCGCTTCTTTGGTGTTAAAACAAAGATTGTTAAGCGTTCTAATGACGATGTGACGGAAGAAAAAGAATCTGACATTGAGCTTGAAGTTGTTGATGATCGTCCACCTGAAGACCGAAGACCTGCAAAGGCTGAGGCATTAGGTGATGCAGACGATGATGAGCTATCGGGCTACAGTGAAAAGGTTCAGAAGCGTATAAACAAATTACGTTACGAGCAAAATGAAGAGCGGAGACAGCGAGAAGCCGCAGAAAGAATGAGGGACGAAGCAGTTCGTGTTACTCAGACTCTTAATAATAAGAATCGAGAGTACGAGTCAATCATTCAGCGTGGTGAATCGGCTCTAGTAGGTCAGATCAAGACCAAAGCCCAGATGGCACTAGAGAATGCAAAGTCAGTTTATAAGAAGGCTTATGAGGAGGGAGATACCGACACTGTCGTTAATTCTCAAGAAACTCTATATAAGGCTCAAGCTGAACTTGCAGAAGCTGAGAAGTATGAGCAAAACCTTCAGGGTCAACAGAACCAGAGGGCGCAACAAGCTCAGTATGATGAACAGTACCGCAATCAACAAGCTCAACAAGCTCAACAGCAGCCTGCTCAACAAGCTCCACAAGTTGATCCAGAAGCTAAAGAGTGGGCTGATAAGAACCACTGGTTTATGGATACCAAGAATAAGCGAATGACTGCAACAGCATATGGGTTGCACGAAGAAGCTATTGTTGATAACAATATTAAACCAAACTCTCCTGAATACTTCGAGTTTATTGACGGTGGTATGAGAGAGAGTTATCCAACCTTTGACTGGCAGGATAGCGATTCCAATGGACGTAACGCGCCTGCGACTGCTAGTCAACGCTCCACGGTAGTGGCTTCATCTGGTAGGAATAATGGAGCAAAACCGCGCAAAGTGCAGCTAACGTCCACCCAAGTTTCTCTCGCTAGGAAGCTAGGGATTACCCCTGAACAGTACGCCAGACAACTCGCTAAGGAGAACCTGAAATGACTGAAGAGCGCAAACCAAGAGAAACAATTTCACGCAAGGCCGATACACGACCAGATGATACATGGGTTCCCGCCTCCATCTTACCAGACCCCACACCGCAGGACGGTTGGGTATTTAGATGGGTACGGACAGCCACACTGGGAGAGGCAGACAATACTCACGTTTCCAAAATGTTTAGAGAAGGTTGGGAAGCCTGTAGGCTAGAAGACCACCCTGAACTTATGTTAACGTCAGATATTGGCTCTCGATTCCAAGGTAATATCGAAGTTGGCGGATTACTGTTATGCAAGGCAAGCAAGGAAAAGATGGAAGCACGAACCAGACATTTCCAAAAAGCGGCTGATAACCAATTGCAGTCAGTAGACAATAACTACTTGCGAGAAAACGATCCAAGGATGCCTCTGTTACAACCAGAGCGCACTACTAGGACAACCTTTGGAAGGAATTAACCCGCAGTATGGGGTTAAGTTCCTTAACTAAGATTAACTTTGTTATTTAAGGAGGCCTATAATGGCTACCACTGCTACCCCAACAGGCGCAGAACCAGTTAACACTCTTAGTGCGAGCGGCTCTTATTCAGGAAAAGTTCGGCACATGAAGATTGCTAATAATTATGGAACTGCTATTTTTTATGGTGACTTTGTTCAACCAGTTGCCGCAGGCGTTATTGAGAAAGATACAAAAACTGCAACTCTAACCCCAATTGGGATTTTTGTTGGTTGTTCTTTCACTGACCCTACAACTAAGCAACTAACTTTTAGTCAGTTTTATCCTGCCAGTACAGCGGCAGACGATGTATCTGCTTATGTTGTTGATGATCCAAATGTAGTCTTTAAGATACAAGGTGATGCAACTTTGGCTCAGACTTCTATGTTTTTGAATGCAGGTGTTGTTCAAACAGCAGGAAGCGTTGATTTTGGTCGCAGCAAGAACGCGCTCGATTCAAGCACAGCCGCAACAACAAACACGCTCCCCCTACGAATTGTAGAATTTGTAGACGGGCCTACTAGCTCAGTTGGCGATGCTTTTACTGATGTCCTTGCAATTTTTGCAGCAGGCGATCATGCATACAACAACGCAACTGGCGTTTAAGGAGATATAACGAATGGCTATTTCACGCGCACAAATGCTCAAAGAACTACTTCCGGGTCTTAACGCCCTGTTTGGTCTTGAGTATGAAAAATATGAAGACGAGCATACTCTTATTTATGATACAGAGAGTTCTGATCGTTCTTTTGAAGAAGAAACCAAGCTAAGTGGCTTTGGTGCGGCTCCAGTTAAAAACGAAGGTTCTGCAATCACTTATGATTCAGCACAAGAGTCTTTCTCTGCTCGCTACAACCACGAAACTATCGGCATGGGTTTTGCTATTACTGAAGAAGCAATGGAAGATAACTTGTATGACTCTTTGTCTGCTCGTTATACCAAAGCTCTTGCTCGCGGTATGGCTTACACCAAGCAAGTTAAGGCGGCTAACCCTCTTAACAACGGTTTCACTAACTCCTTTCAGTCTGGTGACGGTGTAAACCTGTTCACTGCTGTTGCTGATGGTGTTACTGGCGGTGGTGGTCACCCAACTGTAGGTGGTGGCTTTAACAGCAACCGTCCTTCTACTGGTGCTGACTTAAACGAAACATCTCTGGAGAATGCAATTATTTCTATTGCAGGATACACTGATGAGCGCGGACTGCTTATTGCGGCTCGTCCTACTCGTTTGATTGTTCCACCTGCGTTGATGTTTACAGCAAATCGTTTGCTAGAGACTAACCAACGTGTCGGTACTGCTGACAACGACATAAATGCTATCCGTAATATGGGTGCGATTCCAGAAGGCTACTCAGTCAATCATTATCTGACTGACAGCAATGCTTTCTTTATTCTTACTGATATTCCTAACGGAATGAAGCATTTTGAGCGTACTGCTCTAGAAACTAGCATGGACGGAGATTTTGACACAGGCAATGTACGATACAAAGCCCGTGAGCGTTACTCGTTCGGAGTTTCTGATCCACTTGGCATATTTGGTTCTCCGGGATCAAGCTAAGTAACAGTAAATCTAAGG